CCTCAAATTTCTCAATCCAGTAGCGTCTTTTAGGACCATTGTTAAATTTGAAGCTACCAAAGAACTGCTTGAAGTCATAATATCTTGCATAGGCTACCTTATTCTTAGGTGAGCCAGAGTATTGCTCTCCAGTAATCCTTGTGAGTATACTTGCATTGGTTTCAATGGTAGAGTCCATATACTCCTTGACGCAGTAATATAGAGCTGCAAGCTTACGCTTCTCCTCCATCTCACTATCTTTTCTGTTAGCATACTCTACTCGCACTTGTTTGATTGGCTTTTCTACAACATACTTATCATACTCGGCTCTGTTGTTCTGCTTTAGCTTATAGAGCTGAGAACGAAGCGTCTTGTAGTTAATATCATACCTCTGTGCGAACTCTTGAAGCGTGAGAAGACCACTCATCTATTGCCTCCTGAGGTGTTAGTAGTTCGATGATATACTTTAGAGCTAAAGATACATCATCAGCACTTGTTTTTGGACCATAGACTTTGAAATAGTCATACTCACGAATATAGAAGTCCTCCTCATATTGTTCAGATAGAGCTGCAAGGACTTCTACATACATCGTTTCATTTTCAATCCATACTCCTACTGGACGATGCAACTTTTCCATAAGATAGAGCATCAGCATCTTAGTAGTCTGAGTGGTTTCACGCTTCATCTAATATCTCCTTGAAGTAGTTGAGCAAGTTGTGTCTAATATCTTGTGATAGCTTATCATCTGGACAATGGTAGATGACTACATCAATGCCAAGATACTTACTCATAGGAATATGTTTCTCGTAGATATACTCATCAAAGCCATCTACACCAGTATCTACTGCGACATAGATATTTAGCTCTCTACTTGCAGCATCAACATAGGCTCTGCACTTGTTTGAGTAGCTAAATGAGCCTACATTGTTGTCAAGTAGTCCTTCAAAGGCAGTAGAGAACTCCTCATACTTCTCAATAGCTATGTTGTCATAGCTTTGAGCAAGCCCGAGCATAGCTTTACATCGCCTCATACTACTCTCCTTTCATCAGATTTCATCTGTCTAAGGACTGAGAGTATCTTGTCTTTTACAGCCTCTGTATCATCAGCCCAGTGATAGACTACTACCAAATCATTACCAAGATATATGTCATCTAAGTAAGACCAATGGTATGAGTAGCTACTGCGCATAGTGTAGATATGTAAGCTCTCACTATCGCTCTTAGCCTCTACAACGAATAGTCCAGTAAGAGATGGCTCTATCGTTTCTATGCACTTTTGAAGCATAGATGCAGCTGTTTTCATCACATCTACCGCTTCATCGCGCATACTAACTCCGTCCATCAACCTGCTACTGATTGCGTTAATGTCAGAAATTAGCATTATCTATCTCCTTATATAGCCACTCGGATATAGGAACAATGTCAAGCGCATCATCTGGATTGACAAGGAAGTAGATGCTACCTAAGTGAGGCATATATGGTGCTTGGCTGTCTAATACTTCAGTATAGTCAAGCCCAGAGTCGCTGTAGCAATCTGCCTCCTCATAGTCACCTACACGCTTGTCAAGCTCATACTGATTGTTGCAACACTTGATAAAGTATGAAAATCTACCATCGTGAGCGCACTCAGTAAAGATTTCATCATCAAGTCGCTTATTTACAGAGAAGTTATAATTAGGGAACTTCTCTCTAAGCATAAAGTAGAGCCATTGTTCTACCTCATTTATAAGCCTATGCTGTTCTTTAGCAAGCTTGAAATTTTGCTCTGAAAGTTCTTTCAATCTTTCAATATATGGTTTCATTTTACACTCCTAAGAATGAAGTTACCTCTGAGGCTTTCACCTCTGTAATGTAGAAGCTGATGACAATAGGGAAGTTATACTCTTGTCCTATGTCGAACATCTCGCTACTTGTAGTGTTGATTACTACCTTATGAAGCTCATTGAAGTCTTGTGTATATTCACTCAATGGACTTCTACTAAGAGTAATCCTAAGAATACCCTCATCATCAAATGTGATGGTATCAGTAAGCTCATACTCCAGCATAAGTGGTTGTAGAGCTTCGTGCATATTATGCAGTAGATATAGCTTCTTAGCAATCAACTCATCTCTTGCTACTGACATCTCTTTGACGCTATTTATCAGTAGCCCACTTTTTCCCAGTCCTAAACTCATACTCGTCCTTTAAAGGTTGAAGTGTCACATACTTTGAGTATTCAGCCCTAAATATGCGATTGACTGATAGAGATGGCTTGAAAGTCAATCTCTCTAATCTCCTTAGAGTTGCACTCCTATTCTCTACTCTTTTCCTAATCGTGCCAAGCTCTCCTACACGCAAGACAAAGCCATTCATTACTAAATCATACATCTCTTGCATAATGCTGTCATAGATGCTGTCAATAAAGCGTTTGTCAAGGTGTGGATACTCTAGCTTAAGCTGTTCAGTAATATGGCTCTTACCCTTTACTGAAGGATAGTGCTTAGAGTTAGTGCGCTTTTTCTCCTTGTAGTGTTGTTTCCAGTCAAATCTCTTGTCTTTACTCATCGTGTGATACTCCATAATGATAGATACCTAACGCATCACTTCTACCATCAATCAAAGCACCACGCTTGCTGTAAAGCTGAGCATTAGGGTAAATACTGCTTATGACAGAAGCAATCTGTGACTTATCTGCCTTAGATAGTCCAAGATACTTCTGCCAAACCTGAGGGGTGACATAGGTGTAGGCAATACCAAGAGCTTCAAGCATACCTACTACTTCACCAAGTCGCATACCAAAGCTGAACATTGACTTTACGCCTTGCTTTGGCATAGCATGGACTTGCTCAATCCATACTCTGCTGACCTTGTGTTGTAGTAGTGCTGTTGTGTAGCCTTGTATGCCACAAGAGTTGTAGTCATATAGATATGTTCCATCTATACACATACAGCCTTTTGCACCTATGTCAATCCCCGCTGTCATCTTACTTCCTTACCTTAGAATGGGATTGTTTCAGACTGATTGAATGGGTTATTGTCAGTCTGAGTAGTTGGTTTATTGCCACCTTTCTTCATAGCTTCGTATTCTGCAATCTCTTGCTCAGTAATGCCATCTTGAATTATAGGCTTCTTGAAGTATTCCATATCCTTACTCATCTGATTGCCTATCTTGTTGCTATTGGCTGTAATCTCACCAGCAGTAGCACCATCATCTGAGCGGTAGAACTTCACAATATCTCGTGTTCGTTTAATCTCACCATTGTAGCGAGAGTATTTTACTCTTACGCCTACCTTTACTTCAAGTCCATCAAGGTCTGCAAGGACTGGTTTATCCTCTACCTTACCGCTCCAGCTATTCTTGATAGCTCGATTAACTGGGTCTGATAGCTCTTTAATATCACTTACTACAAGTAGTCCATTAAAGATTGCAGAGCCTGGCAGTTCTCTATCTCTGCCATCTTTATCCTTGTAGAAGCGGTTACCATCTTTATTAGTAATCCATAGTCCATAGAGTGAGTTCTCACCACCTTTGTAATCTACAATGAAGTCAATCGCAGTAGCATTACTACTATTGCTTCCAGATACAATAGCGTGCTTGATTGTTACATCATATACACCACCTTCTGTGATGAACTTGCTCTCGCCAAAGTCTTTGTTTGCTTCTGCGTTGAAGTTAGTATTAAAGAAAGCCATTTTATTTTCCTTTGTAAATGTTTGTATTTAATGATTGAAAGCCATATACCATAGGCTAAAACTACTGCTCTATGCTACTCAATATGCTGTGATATGAGTAGTTGTGTCTTTTAGGTGATTGTGTTGTTATAGACTAAACTTACCAGCGTCAGACTTGCTATCAATTAGCGCCTGAATATGTTTGTTTATGTCATACTCGTCTAATCCTATCTTTTCTGGTAGTTCAGACAACGTAGTTCTTGCTGGGAATTTAAATGATTTATAATAAATTACCAGCTTGCCGCTTGACTTGTCAATATAAATTGCATCATTTACTACTGACAAGAAGCTTCCAGATTTTGCAAAGCTCACTTGTGTTCCATACACTTCGTTAGAGTATATGCGTTCTCTTATGAACTGCTACATATTTCTATGTAGGTCAGACTATATCAACTTCCCTATACTGCTCCAGCTTTCTGGTGCATTTAGGACAATAAGGCATATTGATTACCTTTTTATTCAGTAGTTGCTCTAAAGATTTCATATATGTTACTTCGTGGCAACACATACACTCTACATCGCCGCCTATTACTTTTGCTGATGTATCGTCTTTGAAATATACTTTTAGAACTCTCTTGCCACCAAATATCTGTCCTTCTTGGTTCAAATGTTTCTGACGAAGTTTCATAGACCTTGCTTTAGTAGCTTTTGCAAACGCTTCTCTTGACTTGTCTGGTCTGTGTCTGTTCTGTTTCACAGACCACTCTTTGTTTTCTAAGGCAGTAACCCATTCAAGATTGCTAACATGATTATTCAATCCATTGTTGTCAATATGATTGATTTGTGGCTTATTCTCTGGGTTTGGTATAAATGCCTCAGCTACAAGTCTATGAGCGAATTTTCTACTAACCTTGCCATCTTTTAAAAGTCCATATCTGACATACTCTGTGTTATATAAGCTGTCTGCATATCTGCTGTGCATAGTTTTACCACAACTGTAATCACCTTTGAGTATTCTGCCATTTTCACTTTTTCTATGACAAGTCTTTTTAGGATATGAATATAGCCTTCCATAATTAGATATTGCATATCTTCCTTCATATCCAGCTACATCTTTCCAAACTTCATCTTGATACATTACCAATCCTTTCAGTATAGTAGGAAGCCCACCATTTCGCGACAACTATGCCGCTACTCCCATAAGGGATAGTCGTTGAACGTTCCTATTTACATAGGCTTCGCTGCTGATTGCCTTTCTGATTTCAGTTAAGGGTTTCCAGCAATTAGATGGGTTTCGATGCTGCATTACTGCAACAAAGGGCATTACGCTACCATTTGCGGGTATTATGTGCCTTCCGCTGTCAGTATCAACTATTGTGTGTGCCACAATTACTACTGATATTCCAGATACCATCAATACCTTTTCAATGTATTCATTAAATGTTATCGTGTCAATGTTGTTTTGACTATGAATAGCAAACCCTGAATACTTCTTTGAGTTATACCCAACCATAGCTGTATACATTTGAGTAACAGTATCAAACACTACTACTTTAGGTAGAGTGTCGTTGTTCTTTTTCTTATATGCAGCAATCTTTTCATTGACGAACTTAATCACACTATCCATACCTTCATAATCCTTGAAGTTAGCGTGTGGAATAGCGAATGAATACTCCTTCCTATCAAAGTTGATAACAAGAGCATCTTTAATCGTTGAAGTGATTGTTGATTTACCACTTGCCTCATAGCCAGATACAAGTAGTTTAACAGCTTTACTCATCTACACTCCTTTGCTATCTCAAATATTTGCTCCCAGTAGTCATCTACACTATCTACTCTACCTATCTCATACTCTGCGTGGTCTGAGAATCCCCAGTTACCCACTACTTTGTTGCGATAGGTGTCAATGTAGATAGATGGACCACCTACACATACCCATATCATAGCTCCTCTGTATCGCATCTGGCTATCTACCACATACTCTACATCAAGGCTATCCTCGAAGTATTCGTCAATACTTCCATCGCCTCTATCAAGCTTGATTACTTCCTCGCCGATGGATTTAACCATCTTTTCAAGCTCAATTAGTGTGTTACTTTTTTCCATCTTTAGTGCCTTTCAAGATTTCTGCCATCTTTAGAGAGTTATGCAGTTTCATAAGAGCGGATAGTAGTTCCATATTGATTTGCTCATACTTCTTACTATTCTTACGCACTACTGGCATAATACGCTCATTGATGATTGCAATAACCTCTTTGATGTCTTTTTCCACATCAGCTCCTTAGTGTGGTGTCGCCTATGATTAGGTAAGCAAGCTCGGGACTTTTCTTGATAGCCTCATAAGTATCAGCTACAAGGTTTAGATAATCCTCTACATATTTCATATCCTCATCAGTCACCATCTCTGTTACATCAATGACCTCTGTAGGATAATCCTTCATAGGCTTACCAGTCTTCTCACTAATGCGATTTACGTCATTGTGAGTTACCCAAGTAATTCTCACTCTGTCAATATACACGCCTTGCTTTCTGTATAGCCAAGCATAGACTAACAGCTGCAACTTGTAGTATGGTGGAATAG